GGCTCCTGCCGCGCCATCCACAACAACGTCTCTCAATTGGTAATCAGTTGATGTGGTCCAAGTTCCTTCCCAAGCGCCTACGCCAGTCTGAAGTTCAAGATCGCCATTTGCGTCAAAACCAATTACGTTGTTTGCTCTTGTAGCGGCGTTAGCGGTAATCGCCCAATCTGTCTGAGGCGTACCCTCGTTCGGTAACTTTAGGGCACGTTTGATATTTACTTCTCCAGAATCCCACGCAGTAACCAATGCGTCGAAGTCTGACTTGACTACGTCCCCTCTTGCCAGAGTTCCTTTGGTATAGGAACCTTGTCGTGCGTAATAACTGTTAGCCATTAACGGCGAATCCTCCGTGGACTGTAATGAACCGTCACACCTTGAATGATATGCGGCTGTTCATAAATTGCTTCTGAGAGGATTAGCATCCCCATATTTGTTCCAACTCCATCAAGATTTTCTTCGGAAGTGGAAATGATTTGACCACTCCAGTTAAATGTGTCCCAGTTGTCGATATTCCAGTAACCGCCGCTACCCGCAATGTTTAGGTTTCGCGTTCTTGCCTCTGGAACATCTGGGTCAGAAAAAGAATAATCCGGCTGAAACTGTAAAGAGATACTGGAGTCCCCTTGCATCTCAAACTGAATCTTTCTGAATCTTTTATTCCGAGTTGGGGAATCAAAGTGATAGTACGAAAGCCGAAGCATTGCTTCGATTGCGCTTCCGTCAAAAGAAGTTCCTTTGTCCATCTGGTAGACATATCCATCATCTGAACCAAAAAACAGGATTTCATCTCCGAATGAATCTTCAGCAGAACAAATTGCATATACAACCTTGCCAAGATCAACACGAATAAATCCTGCAATACTGTTGCCAGAGAAAGTTGCGTAAATCCCGGTTCCGTCATCAAAGAAAAGACGGTATTGCCCTTTTGCTCTTACACGAACAGAAGATATAGATAAGCCTTTCTTTGCTTCAATAATTGGGCGAATCTTTTTGCTTATGGAGTTCATCATAAAGTCACCATAAGCATTCACCGCTGACAAAGTCGTTACGCCTCGATCATCAAGGAACATCGTTTCTGTCAGGTTCTGGATAGTGTGTTCACTGGCTCCAGAGTCATTAGAGAATGTTTTTAAATTCCAGTCTGATGCGCTAGTTCCGTAAAGAATGTAGATTCTGTTTCTGTTGAATACGGCAAGCGCGTCTCCGGGCTGTACTTGCAAGCCAGTGATCTCAGCACCAGTTCCTATTTCTGATGCTCCTGTTACTACGCTCCATTGATATTGATCCCCAATCGATGAGTGCTGAAGAGAACCTTTTTGGAAAGCAAGAAACAGATGGTTCTTATGCGCCGCAATATGCTTTGGGGCATCTACAGACATACCCGTAAATATTGGAGTGCAATATGTTCCATCCCACTCCATACAGGTGTTAAACCCGTCAACAAAGTACATTCTGTTTGTGGCTGTCGATCCGCCGAAGTTGTAGTTAACGAACTGGTAACGACCTCCGGGGATAAGCGTTATTGTGGTCAAGGTGCTTGTAGACACTGCTACAGTGACCGCGCTTACTTGTAGATTCTCTGCGGCTTGGAATGTTCCGGTTACTCCAGAAAGAACAAATATTCCTTCTGCATCACTAGCCCCAACTGTTCCAGTTCTAATCGCAACCCTTCTGACTGTTGCAGTAGCGCCTGACGTTGCGCCAGTTAAGGTGTCTCCCTCTGATACAGCAACGCTACCCGTGTCGAATCTTATGTATTGACCAAGATCAACGACAGTCCAGCCGCTAGCGGAAGACTTGTACATTTTGCATTCTGTTGCGCCAGCGTTATCTCGGAATGCATATGTCAGTCCGTTATATACCCATACGCCACGAATTGCCCCTGACCCCGGAACAATACCAATTTTTGATCTTGCTCTTTCAATAGACGCTTGAGAGTAAGTTGAATCCAAAGCATCCGTGGTCGCGCCTAGAGCGTTTTCCACAGCCTTAACGGTGGCTACCGTTGACGCACTGATCTGTATGTTTTCGCCTAATTGAAAGTTGCCCGATAAAAGAGCAACTGCCATATAACCTTCAGCATTACTTCCGCCGTATGTGCCAGTTTCTACAACCGCATCAGCAATAAGTTCTGCCGTCGCGCCAGATGTTGCTCCTGTAATGACATCAGTATCAACGCCAGCAGTTGTTCCGTTATCAAACTCAATAATCCAATAAAGACTTTCAGACGGCTTGGTTCTTCCATCGTAACGCTCGTAACCGTCAATCCTTCTGTAACCGCCTTCTGGATATACCTCGTAGTTTTTACCAAATAACAAACTACCCGGAGGCTGAGATAGCGCAGGATCGGTAAGAATCTCTCCCCCAACAAAAGGGAAATATTTCACCCTCATGCTGTTTGAAGGAATAGCGTTATTCCTTATGATTGCGGAATAAAGGTCTACCATTTATTGAGACCTGATGACGATGTCTTCATCCGCGCTGGCAAAACGCCTTCCGCGCTGTCCGGGCAGTGACTGAGACTCTAACTTGTCTAACAAGTCTGCATATTCAGCAGATGCTGAAAGCAATATCTCAGGCGCTTCTTCGCGCTCTGCCCACATGGTCTTGGCTCTTGCAACAATAATCCTATGGTAATGAACTGGAATTGGCGATATATCCGCGTTTGCAGTCATGCGGGTTGGAACGCGCCAATAATCGGCAGTAATCGTGTACGAAGTGTCTGGAGGAGGATCAACAATGACGTTGTCATCCGGTTGCACGATTACATAGGTAGGCGTAGCGTTTGTTGCGGTCCCCTGTCTGAAATCTGATCGCCACTGCGTGTAATCGAGAGGTTCGAGATTAACCGCGTTATCTGACGTGTAGTCCAGATAAAAAGAACGCAAATCCCAGTTTGCAAAATCTGTAGGTTTTTGCAGGGCTGGCGCTCTTGTTCCAGCAGAAAGAGTTGATGAATACTGAGACCACAAGAATCCCCAGTCATTCCATAATGTCTGTATTTGATAATCTGCTTCTGCGACAAAATCAATGATTACCTTTAACTGACCCTCTTGCGTAACTACAGTAGACGGGCCTGTTCCAGAGACCCCGACCTCCTGTCTAACCGTTTGACAAAGTTCGAGAAAATTCATTCTTTAATTTCCAGTGGTAATCAATCGCCTCAACTACCTTTTGCGGGGGTATCTTTACAGCACACATAGCGCCGCCTGTTTCTTCGTCTCTATTACAAGTGGCAAATCCGTAATGCATTTTGTGGCACGGGTAGCAATCAACATCGGCTGAAAGCGCTGTTGTGTTTACCCAGTGCTTTGTTAAGTTTTCTTCTGTGGAATGACTAAGCATGACAACCTTTGCTAAGTCCTCTGAACTGACTGCGTTTAAAACGCCAGTTTCCGGCCCGATAACCATGTCTGCGGTTTGGGCAAATGCAAGCGACTGCCTCATGCTCCAGTCGCCGCTTCTACAAAAAACTCTTGGCTCTTTTTCCCATCCCGCTTCAAGTAATTTGCTAGTTTCATCACCAACTAAGATAAAACGCACTTTGGGGTCAGTGACCAGATAATGAGCAATGACATGATCCATGAATGGATATGCCTTATGAACTGATGATCCAGAAAGCGCGACAACAATTAGATAATGTTGTAGTCCAATACGCATGGATCGCTTTTGATCGGCGACCCATTTTTTCTCTGAATTGCTTGGGTAAAACTTTGTATTGAAAACGTGAGGAACTTTGGCTTTATTGTGAAGCGCTTCTGAGTAATTCTTGTTTGTTATTTTGTGACGCTTCTCTTTGTCAGCACGGTAAAGAGGGTCATTAGAAATTAACAGAAGTTTCTGCTCTATGATGCCGCTAAGATTAACAACGCGGGGAAAAACCCTCTTTAACCGTTTCCAATAATCTCCAAGTTCTGCGTTAGGAACTTGATCTGTTTCTTGGATTAAAAGTTCGTCAACATTAGGATCGTTTTTAAATATGTCTGCACCATACTCTGTCACATTCACGCAAACATTAAATCCTTGCTCTTTCAGCAAAGGGAATATAGAACTTATTTGGATAAGGTCTCCGAAACCTCCGTACCTGACAAGACATACAGTCTTATCCCTTTTCCCTCCTAAGTCTTTGTTGGTCAGTTCCTTCCATTCTTTCTTTGGGAGATATGTTATTTTCAACCAAGCATTCCGTTATATGGATTTAAAAGACCAGTCTGGCTGTCTTGTTGAATTGGAGCGCATGACTTAGAAACGCTGTCCCAACGATAGCCGGATGTGTTGTTACACATATATTCCATTTCTTGATCGGTGGCTTCTCTTCCGCCGTCTTTGCTTATAACGCCTAATTGCGTAGCCAGCCCGATTAGGTCACGCATAGCGGGACTTTCAATGCCGGGACTAAGGCCCATTTTCGATAAAAGAGCCATAGTTCCTCTGCGAGCCATGTTTAACATTGAGATCATCGGGGCGTACTTAAATAGCCCCAACTCATCATCAATTGTCTGCCCATATAGTTGGGCAAGTTGGTCCAAGTTCTTTTTATTAACGTCTAAAAACTCTTTTACTAAATTTTCTTGAATCGTTCTGCTTTTGATGTTTTTAACAGCATCGATAAAGTTTTTAGTTCGGGCCTCCATTGTTTCCATGACACTCAAGTCTTGGTGCGGATTCCCTTGAAAACTAATATCTAAACTTAGCCCCGAAAAATTTGTTCCAACTGGGGTAGCCTTGCTTTTGTGCGGATTTGCTTTGATAGCGGCATCAACGAGCGAAACCGTGTCATCGTCCATTACTTGCGCGTCAACGACTGATTGAGCGTATGACGGGGATTGATACCCAACTGTTTGGGTTTGACCAAGTTGCTGGCTAGACATCGCAATTGATTTTGCTGTCGCATTGGCTTCTTCAATGGCATCAAGAGCATGAGTAGCCTGTTGATAACCGACGGTTTCGGTTTGACCCAATTGCTGGGTAGACAAGCCAATTGCGCCAACGGTTTGGTTTTGTCCGAGTTGCTGAGTGGAAAGGCCAATTGCCCCGACTTTTTGATTTTGTCCCAGTTGTTGAGTGGAGAGACCAATAGCCCCGACTTTTTGGTTTTGACCAAGTTGCTGAGTGGAATCGTAAGCGCCATAGTCCGTGTCGTCTATTGCGTTTAACTCGGCAATAGCGGCGTTGATAGCCGCTTGATCTGGATGCCCTCCTGTTGGCGAACCAACTGGCCCAGTTCCTACACCTCGCGCAATTCCTTTGTCAGGATCGCCAAGACTTGGGCCGGGGCCAATTGCACCGCTTGACGAATCAATTCCGGTGCTTACTCCGGGGTTGTTTCGATCAGCGGGATTCCCTTTATTGCCATCAGAGCCTCCGCCTGACGGGCCGCTGAGATTTCCGCCCCTGTCTGGGCCTGAGTGTTCTGCGCCTGGCATAGGATTCCCCTACTTCGTAACCCGAATGATTGAAGTGGGAAGCGAATAAGCCATGTAAGACTTGTTCATTTCCTCTTTGTATCCCGCTGGATCATCCCAGTCCACCATGTGGGCTTTTTCTCCAGAACGGAAAACAATAGAAGACTTATCAATGTCTGGCTCTTTGTTCCAGTACTTGTTTTCTTTAAGACCTTTCTCTTTCATTTTTCCCCCAAGAAAAGAAAGGGGAGAGCGCTAACCCGGTGTTAGGCCCTCCCCCGTCTTTATTTATCGACTACTATCCAATTTCGTGCCGTGAGGCGCGCTAGACGTAGAACCAACACCCATAGGTTTTTGGTCTTTGCCTTTGGAATCGAGGCCGAGTTCTTTGTGAGAAGCGGTGATTTTCTGTTGATCAGAAAGTCCCGTTTTCACGCCTACACCAGTTGCTGAGTGTGCCATTTGTTACCTCCTCTAGGATGCAGAATCCCACATAACAACGCGGGCTTCTGAAGCAGTAGAGTGAACAAGGCCAGCACCACCGAGGTAGTACCACGCAATGCCTCTGGAACGACCATAGTCAGTCGGGATTTTGCCGCGAATTTCTTCGGGCACAGCAATCGCCTCAGCAACGGTATCCGCGCCGAAGAAGACTGCCCAATCCGAATAACCTTGGCCCCAAACACCAGATGCAGTGCCCATACCAGAGGCGGAACCACCCTTGGCTCGGTAGGTCTGCTCGACAAAACGCACACCTTCAAAACGACCAATTTCACCGTTGCGGATCATTTGGAAACCGGTTTCGACGTACTGATTGATCGATTCCAGATTGTTTTTCAAAGTGCGATAAGTGGTAGGCCACGCTAAACAGTAGTAGTCATCGCCGGAGTAAGCCGGGATGTTGCGCTCCTTCATTAAATCTACAATTGCCTTGACGTGATCCTTGCCAAGAGCAACCGTGTTAACGATGGTTGCAGTACCGTCTGTAGTAAGCGTAACCGAATCGGTCGAAGTGCCTCCCGTAGGAGCAACGCGCAGAGGAGTTGCGTCCATCTGATCAGCGACGAGGTCATCAAGCACCTGAGCGCAATCGACCTTCAAGACCTTGTGGATGATTTCCTTCACCGGATGCTCAGAGAGATCGTCCAGTTTGGAGGTGAAAGGAATGCTGTTACCATATTCCGTGATGGACATGGTTCCTTGCGTGATTGTGAAGTTCGTTTCAGCAATCGCAGTGCCTTCGGTCAAAGCCGCACCGCCAGCCGCAACAGTCGAGTACACGTTCCAGTGGAAAGTGTCACCTTTGTTGAGACCTTGATGCGCGGCGTCCTTAACATCCGCGAACTGACGGAACTTAACAATCGGACGCAAAGACATACGCAATTCCTTGGAGAGGTTAAGGGAGTACATATACCCACCGAGGGTATTGGTTCCCCAGACTTGTCCAGCCATTGTTTCGTACCTTTACGTTAGAAAGTTAAAATTAGCGATTAAGCGGGTTGTCCCCGACTCTCTCGCATTTCCGATATGATGTCGGAGT